GTGGGTTCAGCAAGAACTACACAAGCTTCATCTTTAAATGCAAGAAACGCATCAGCAGGAACCGCAGCATCAATGTTAGCATTTGCAATTGATTCTGTAACAATAAATCAACCAACTTTTACATACATAGTAGAAAGTACATCGGAAAACGCAACATTTTCATTTGGTTCAGCAGGTACTTTACACGGAACTAGAGTTGCTAGTGTAGCTGCAAACTATTCAGTAACATTTAATAATGCAAACTTTTCAGTAGGTACTCCAACATTAGGAGCATCTCCATCGTTTCCAATAACTCCTGCGGCAATTAACGCATCAAATTATTCAGAAGCATCTTCGGTATTATCTATGAAATATGAAGATGGATATAACTTAGCAGCAACAAATTATAATACTACAACTACAAAAACATTATACGCAGTAGATGTATATAACACAATAAACGAACCTGACTTTTGTTTGTTATTCGGTACACAAATTGAATTAGCAAATGGTACAATGGTAAATGTTGAAGATTTAAATGTTGGTGATGAAATAAAAGCATGGGTGCCAGCAGGATTACCTGATGAAACACAAGACCCAGATAGTGACCAAGTTGAATGGAGATTTTATCATTCAGAAGTATTATCAGGTTCAGCACAAAATGTAACAGTTAGTGATTTGACTTTTAATTTCGCAGAAGGATATTTCTCACTTAATAATGGTTTAATCAAAGCAACCGAAACTCACCCTTTATATGTTTGGGATAATGAGATTGGTAAATATAAATTTAAGAATGTAGGTGATATACTGCCTGGAGATAGATTAGTAATGCAAGATGAAACCGAAGTAGAAGTTTTTAATATAGAAATAGTAAGAGAAGATGTTGAAATTGTAACTGTAAATGTGGAAAATGCCGATGTATATATTTCAAATGGTTTAATTTCACACAACAAAGGAACAACAACACAACCCGCAATACCTGCAAGTGGTTTGAGAATGTACTTAGACCCGTCTAAAGCATTGTCAACTAGTGGAACCGATACTGCGGATTGGTTAGATTTAAGTGGATATAACACAGGCCTTAGACCTGCAGGTGTTTCAAATGCAGCGGGAATAAGTGGTGGTAATCCAACGTATAATAATGGTGCAAGTAGAAAAGAAAAGTATTGGTCATTGTCATCAAATAAGTTTTGGTATAAAGATGGAACGACTAATATAAATGGTGGATATACACAATTTAATACATCAGCATATTCAGTAGTAGCTTGGGTTAGATTCACATCGCATCCTGCTAGTGGATATTATCAATTCTTTGGTAAGCAAAATAGTGGTGGTACGAGAGAAATAGCATTGTATTTGAATTCAAATGGTAGTGGTACTTATTTCATACACGATGGAACATCTGTACAATTTAATAGTAATACATTTACACTATCTACAAACGTTTGGTATATGATTTCGTATACCGCAGCCTTAAATGGTACAAACGTTACCTATATGGATTCTACATCAAGAGGAACAATATCAAATGGTTCAAAAGACTATACAACATCTGGTTTAATTCAAGTTGGTGGTGGATATGGTGATAATAACTACTATTTCAATGGACAATTAGGACCTGTATTATTCTATAACACACAATTAGATTCGACAAACATAACAAATATATACAACTATTTCTCACCAACCTACAAATAAAAAATTGTTGTTTTGGATTGAAATACTATATTTATAAGGAGAATTAATAAATTTAAATTAAAGCATATAAAATGGCAGAAAAAATGGTATCACCAGGTGTTTTCACAAAAGAAAACGACCTTTCATTCTTACAACAAGGTGTAGCAGAAATAGGTGCAGCATTCATAGGCCCTTTCTTAGAAGGACCAGTAGTTCCAACAATCGTAAATTCACAAGCTGAATTCGAACAATTATTTGGAGCAGCTGATGGAACATATTATACTCCATTAGCAGTACAGAATTATTTAAGAGAAGCAGGAACTGCAACTATTTGTAGAGTAGCCGGAGTTGGTGGATACACCGAAGTAGCACCGTTGTTATTAAAAGCAACATCGGGTTCAGTATCAGCTAGTTTGGGTATTTTATTTAATACATCTACCAATAATAATGTTGGTTTTGGTGGAACTACACCAACCACTGCAAATGATTTGGGAGATGGTACTTTTAAATTAGTAACGGATAGTGGAAGTTTATCAATATCGGCTTCTTTAGATTCATCCGATGGAAATGACATTGAAGCTGTATTTGGAACTTCTCCATTTGGCGCTAAAACGGCATATTCATACGCATTCTTCAAAAATAGTTCGGCTATAAATTTTGCAAGTGGAGTTTCAATAACTGCATCTGTATTAGGAAATCAATCGTTCACAATCGATGCACAAGAAGCACAGACTCCAATAATTGAATCACAATTGATAAGTGGTCAAAGATTTAATCTTTTCCAATTCGAAACATTAGGTGTTGGTAATTCTACAAATACGAAAATAAAAGTTGGTATTACAAATATTAAAGCAGCTGGTAGTGTAAATGGTACCGATTATGGAACATTTACGGTAGTTGTTAGAGCATATGGTGATACTGATAAGAAAAAGACTGTATTAGAAACTTGGTCTAATGTAAACTTAGACCCTAATTCTCCAAACTTTATTAGTAGAGTGATTGGTGATAGAAAATTATCAATTGATTCTTTCGGTAAAATAACAGAAACGGGTGATTGGGTTAATAACTCAAAATATATTAGAATTAAAGATTTAAATGTAAATGCACCGGTTCAAGCCGTTCCATTCGGACACGAATCATATCATTCAATAGTATCAGGTTCAGCTGGAATGTTATCATTGATACCACCTGTATCATTCTCAACTGGTTCAGTTGCACAATCTGGTTCAACATTATTCCCTGGTATTGATTTGGATAATAATAGTGATAATAAATTATATATGAGACCGATTCCAAATGGTGCACCAAACGGAGTTAATCCAGAATTTGGATTAGATACGGTTTCTCAAAATAATTTAGTAGTTGGTGATTCTAGAGCACAATTTGTTGTAGCATTTCAACATGGATTTGACGGAATGAGTCCAGCAACTCCAATTTATAAAGGTTCTGACATTTCTGCGGGTAACACACAAGGATTTAATTTATCATCACCATCTACATCCGGTTCAATTGCATATATGAAAGCAATCAACGCCTTATCAAATGCAGATGAATTTGATATCAATATGGTTGTAGCACCTGGTGTTACAAAGAATGACCACTCATATATCCATACTGCAATTGTTGATATGGTTGAACAAAGAGCAGACGCATTCTTCATTACCGAAATGGGTGATTCTGATTTAGCGTTATCTACAACAATCACTAAAGCAGGTGAATTGGACACAAACTACGCAGCAACTTATTATCCTTGGGTTAAAACAATCGATATTAATACAAATAAATTAATCACAGTTCCACCATCAGTATTACTTCCAGGTGTATTCGCAGCAAACGATAGAGTAGCAGCAGAATGGTTCGCACCAGCAGGTTTGAATAGAGGTGGATTAGTTGGAGCAGTTAGTGTATTGAATAGATTAACTCAATCTGAAAAAGATGAATTATATGAAGGTAAAGTAAACCCAATCGTACAATTCCCAGGACAAGGTATCGTAGTATTTGGACAAAAAACATTACAAGACAAACCATCGGCATTAGATAGAATTAATGTAAGAAGATTGTTATTAACTGTAAGAAAATATATCGCATCTACTTCAAGATACTTAGTATTTGAACAAAATACTTCAGAAACAAGAAATAGATTCTTAAATATCGTTAACCCTTATTTAGAGTCAATCCAACAAAGACAAGGTTTGTACGCATTCCGTGTTGTAATGGATGATTCAAATAATACTCCGGATGTAATTGATAGAAACATTATGAAAGGTGCTATCTACTTACAACCAACTAAGACCGCTGAATTCATTCAAATTGATTTCAACATTTTACCAACCGGAGCAGCATTTAACGCATAATTTAGAAAATAGATATTTATATAAAAGAATTAAAAAATAAAGTAAAATGCCAGAAATATTAGAGTTTGATAAAATGTTCTATAAGAATTTTGAACCAAAATTAGGTAATAGATTCATTATGGAAATAAATGGTATAGAATCGTATATCATCAAAACGGCGAATAGACCTACATTCACATCGGAAGTTGTTGAATTAGACCACATCAACGTAAAAAGAAAGATTAAAGGAAAGTCTACATGGGATGATGTTACTATCACTCTTTATGACCCAATCGTACCATCGGGTGCACAGCAAGTTATGGAGTGGGTTAGACAATCACATGAGTCATTAACAGGTAGAGATGGATACGCTGCTTTCTATAAGAAAGATGTAACATTCTTCTTATTAGGACCAGTTGGTGATAAGGTTGAACAATGGACTTTAAAAGGTGCATTTATTACATCAGCAAACTTTGGTGAATTAGATTGGGCGTCAAATGACCCATTATCAATCGAATTAACTTTATCTTACGATTACGCTATTTTAGAATACTAATCTAAATAAAATTATAAAAGAAAGGGATACCCACAAAGTATCCCTTTTTTATTTTTTTGAAAATGTAATATATATAATAAACACAAAAGTTATATTATGGAACAACAAAATGTAGAACAACAAGTTACTAGAGGATTAGGTGGATTTCAACAACAAGGACAAAAGTCATATCCATTTCCAACCGAAATAATATCTTTACCATCAAAAGGATTATGTTATCCTGAAACATCTCCATTGTCAAAAGGAGAGATTACAATCAAATTAATGACTGCTAGAGAAGAGGATATTTTAACTTCTACAAATTTATTAAGAAAAGGAATTGTATTGGATAAGTTATTAGAATCAATTATAGTAGAATCAGGTGTAAACATTGGTGATTTATTAATTGGTGATAAAAACGCAATATTAATTTCTAGTAGAATATTAGCATATGGACCAGAGTATAATGTAACCATAAACGACCCAAATGAAAACGAATCGGTTGATGTTAAGGTTGATATGTCTAAATTAAAAATAAAAGAAATAGACGAATCGTTATTGAGTAGAACAAACGAATATGAGTATGTATTACCAAAAACAGGAGTACCTGTTAAATTTAAATTATTAACTCATTTTGATGAACTTGCAATACAAAAGGATATTGATGCCAGTGAAAAATCATTAAAACAATCCAATGAAATTACTACGAGATTGAGAAGAGTTTTGACTGAGGTTAACGGAAACAGGGATTTAGGATATATTAGTAATTTTGTTATAAATCAATTACAGGCAGCAGACTCTCGTTCTTTGAGAAAGTATATACAAACATTAACACCGGATATTGATTTATCATTTGATTATACCTCACCATTTACGGGAGAGACGGAGGCTCTTAAAGTCCCAATAGGACTTGACTTTTTTTACCCTGCCGACTAATTATTCAACGGTATTACACCAACAAATATTTAATCTAATTTATAATTCGAATGGTGGTTTTACTTGGAATGATGTATATTATATGCCCATTAAATTAAGAGAATTTTATTGGAGAGAATTGTTAAAAGCAAAAGATGCAGAAGCCAGTGTTTACGAAAAAGCAATGAATAATACTACCGCAAAGACGGCCAGAAGAAGATAAAAAAAGTATATTTAATATTTATTATAGAATAACTTCATTTAATGGCTAAAAGCACGAAAAAATACAAACCA